TCAATATCAACCATACCCCAATATTCAAAAACTTCAAATCTATCTACACCATAATCTGTTGCATAGTCTGATAAATCATCTTCCCAATATTGCTTAGTATAGTTTTCTCCTTTTTCAATACAGCTATCAATAACATGATCTCTGAAATGAGGTCTTTTCTTTAATGCACGTAATTGTGATCTTGAGAGTTTGTGCCGTTCTATAACATAGGTTGCCTCATCCATATTACTTGCATCAGGGTCTGGATAAAAATTCCAAACCGACACATGTGATAGTTGTGGTATTGTTTTAAAAGCAGGATCATACTCGCCATCTTTATTCCAGTTTGCATATTCTTTATCAATAGCAAATGGACCTTTCATAACCCCTGTTCCAAATAAAGACATCTCAAAAGCTGTACTACGTAAATGTTTATTTGCACCTGACTCTTGTAACTGGTCGTGTATTTTCTTTTGCATTTTCTTTGCCGCAATCATGGCAGGACTAAACGTAATAGCAGTGGGTGTTTTACCTGCTCCTTGTTCTAGTCCTTCTATATCTTTTAGTTTTTCAGATAATGGACCTAGACTATCCATTAAACTTTTTTCAGTAGCACCTTTAGGTAAATCTTTACCATCTCCTGCAAATCCATAAGGAGATACATTAGGTTCTTGTTTTATTTGTTCTGGTTTTTTAGGATCAAAGTTTACATCTTCAACAACTCCCTCTGGCAATTCGGTAGGCTCAATAGTCAAAGGAAATTTGTTACCTGCAAATAAAACATCTACAATTTGACCATATGCAGCTAGTGTTTTAGTTTTTGTTGTTTTTATAAATACCCTAGATTTTTCAGCTTCGGTAAATTGCACATCTGAACCATATATTCCTCTATAATTTTTATAAGATTTTAACCATCGTTTTTCATCATTTTGTCTATGGTCATCTGCTTTTTGATATTTATCCATGATAAAAGGAACAATACTTTCTGTATCTAAATCATAACTATCTTTATCATCTATATCTTCGATAGCTACTGCACTATCTTCTATCATAATTTCATTTTCTTCTGCCATATTAATATCCAAATGTTGCGTCAGCTACTGGCATACCGTTTGGTCGAGTAGCATGAGGGTCGTAATCAAATATACTAAATCTTGGTCTTGACATTATACCATATCTTAATGCGTCATACAAGTGATCTTCTGATGTTGTATCTACGTCTTCAGGATTTTTTTTATCTAAGGGTATCGCAGGAAGTTGAGAGATAAGATTTGTACAACTATTAAAAAATACCAAGCGAGGCTCTTCGGTAAAATCATCCACCTGTAATCGTCTATGTATTTCATTTTTTCCTGCAACCCGACTTCCTTTACTTCTATCTGACGGTCTCCAACGACATCCTCTTGTAATCATCTGTTCTGCCAAAGATGGACCAGTATCCCCACGTTTATGCCACAAACTGCTATCAAGAACACCGTAACGAATATTTCCATCATTTACTTCTAGTTCCAATACCATATCTGCTAAATCTGTAGCTAAAACTTTTGATACATAAAGTTCTCTGTATACAACAAGTTGCTCACTAGGGCTAACAGCAATCCAAATAACTGCAGACTTACTACCGTATCCATAGTCACATGCTCTAAACTTAACCCAATTATTAGGTATATCATATGGTTCAACAACATGTATGTCACGATTAAACTCAGTAAATGCTGCTCCTTCCTTAATATCCCAATCACCCTCAAGAAGCTGTCTTCTTTGTTGTTCAGGAAGGGATAAAAGCATTGCTTCATAATCGCCTTGCTCTGCAAGATACGGATTATCCATAAGTCGAGCAGGTATAAATCTCCGTTTAAAGAGTGCCTTGCCTTCTTTACTATGTCCTTCAGGATACCGTAATACTTTACCTGTTTCAATATCCTGTGCCTCAAAACTTTTACCTGCAGGTGCAGGATCTATAAACATTTTTTTAACCCAACCATGCCCTCGACCACCGGGATTTGTTGTGGCTCTCATATATACTGGTAAATCTGCTGACGTACTTCTAAGTCGAGATCTCATGTAATTCCAACTAAAAGGTGTAGCCCACTGTGTAAGTTCGTCAAAGCCTATCCAACTAAATGCAAGACCTTGATACCTAAGTACGTCATCATCTCTGTCGAGATAGGATAGCCACAATCTTGCACCAGAGGGAGCTAACCATTGCATCTTTCTTTCTGACCATTTTATTCCCTTCCAGATTTTTGGATAGAGTTCTTGAGATTTGAATATAAGCTCACGTAACTCTTCCGTAGTATGGCGTAAAAGCAAACCACTAAAACTAGGATGACCCATATATCTAAGTGGGTCTGCAAGCATTGCATAAGATTTTCCACCACCTGCACTGCCTCCGTATAGAACCTCTCGCTCACCTGCTGCTAAAAAATCTGTCTGTGGTCCTTCGTTGGGTTTAAAAATAACATTACGTGTTTCTTCTATAGGAGTGTTATTTAATTTAATGTGCGACTGTTGCGACTTCTTTTGCACCTGTTCTTTGGGTTTCGATTTTTTTCGCCTTGGCGATTGCCTTTTCCGCATATTCTGCCCACTTGCGGATGCTTCTAGCTTGGTCCTTACGCTGTCGTTCATTCTCTACCCTTTTTCTCAAACCTACATGAGAGATATATCGTCCTGTCTGTGTGGTAAGCCAGTTTGCCACTTCTCTATAGGAATATTGTTTTAAATAATCTCTTGCCATTTCTAACTTGTCTAATTCGTTTGATATAGGCTGTAGTATGTCAGGGTCATTATTATCTTGTTCATATCCAAACGGAACTGTACGTGCTATTCTTGGTATAGCCAACCACTCTACATCTTCCTTAACATCTAGTGGCTGTGGCAGTTTCCACTTTCCTAAACTTTTAATTGTCATCTTCTTCTTCTTTGTTCTTAGGTGGCATAAGCATAACACCACCTGAAGACTCTACCTGTATTTTTTCAGTTTTAATTAAGCCTGTTCTATCAAGTAACTCTTTAGCTGCTGACATCTTATCTCGTATACCAAGCTCTGTAGGGTCATAGAGACCCCCTGCAAGTGCTACAGCA